TGCCGCCGCTGCGGTCTATGCACCGCCTGGCATGGTGGCGTACTTCGCGAGAAACACAGCCCCGTCCGGCTGGCTCAAGGCCAACGGCGCTGCGGTGAGCCGCACGACATACGCGGCCCTGTTTGCAGCCATCGGCACCACCTACGGCGCCGGCGACGGCAGCACCACATTCAACCTGCCAGACCTTCGAGCTGAGTTCATTCGAGGATGGGATGACGGACGCGGCGTGGACAGCGGGCGGGCGTTCGGCAGTGCGCAAGCAGACGCCATGCAAGGTCATGGACACGAAAACACAAGTTTTAGGGCGGGGTCTACCGGGGGTACTGGTGAATATCTGGGGGCGAATAATGTGCCGGGAGGCGAAACAAGAACGGGCCGAATTACTACTCCTGTGAGTGATGGAACAAACGGAACGCCACGTACGGCATCTGAAACCCGACCCCGTAACATCGCCCTATTGGCCTGTATCAAGTACTGAGGAGAAAAACATGAAGCAAGTCATTCAACTTGACGAAGATGGGTACTTTGTCGGTTTCACTACGGCAGACGAGTCTCCGCTTGAGCCTGGTGTTTTTTTGATTCCGGGCGGCTGCATAGAAGCCGAGCCGCCAACGACTCCCGCCGGAAAGCGCGCCCGCTGGACAGGGGCATCTTGGGTGTTTGAAGATTTGCCGGAACCGGAACCAGAGTCGGAACAAGAGCCTCTGACCCCTGAGCAGATCATCGCCCAATACACGGCTGCGGTACAAAAACACCTCGACGACTTCGCACGGACGCGAGGCTACGACGGCATTCTGTCGGCAGCCACCTACGCCACCAGCACAGTGCCCAAGTTCAAGGCTGAAGGTCAGTACGCGGTTGAGGCTCGTGACGCTACGTGGGCCAAGTGCTACGAGGTTCTGGCTGCTGTTGAAGCAGGCTCGCGCACGATGCCCACCTTGGACGAACTGCTAGCTGAGCTGCCGGTGCTGACATGGCCGAACTGATCTTCATCCTGCTCTGTACCATCGGCTTCCTCTGGGTCTTCTGGGGCATGTACGTGCTGGTGATGGGCATCTACCGCGCCCACCTCAGCCACCGCCTCAAGGGGCTGGTGTTGGTGCTCTCGCTGCCGTTCGTCGCCATCGGCTACCTGATGGACGTGTTCGCCAACCTGACCATCGCCAGCCTCGTGTTCCTGGAGCTGCCGCGCGAGTGGCTGGTGACTGACCGGCTGCAACGCCACATACACAACGGCAAAGGCTGGAGGTTCTGGCTCGCCAAGTACATTTGTGACCACTTGCTGGACGTCTTCGACCCGTCTGGCGACCACTGCTGAGGAAAGCCGATGGACCAAACAATCATCAACTGGCTGCTGGCGGGCTTCGGTGCCCTCATCGGCTTCTTGCTTAATGCCGTGTGGCAAGCCGTGAAGGATCTGCAAGCCGCCGACAAGGTGCTTTCAGAGAAGGTCGGCAGCATCGAGGTGCTGGTGGCCGGGGACTACGTACGCAAAGACGAGTTCATGTCACAGATGAATGCACTGTTTGCCAAACTGGACAAGATCGAAGACAAACTCGACAAGAAGGCGGACAAGTGATCAAAGCGGGGATGTTCTGATGATGGACTTCGACACTGCATTCACCACCCTGCTCAAGCACGAGGGCGGTTTTAGCGATCACGCAGCCGACCCAGGCGGCAAGACCCGCTACGGCATCACCGAGGCGGTGGCTCGCGAGGCGGGTTACCGCGGCGACATGCGCGAGCTGCCGCTAGACCTTGCCAAGCGCATCTACAAGGACCGGTACTGGGATGCCGTGCGTGCGGATGAGCTGCCAGAAGCGGTGCGCTACGCCGTTTTCGACGCTGCCGTCAACTCCGGCCCCCGTCAGGCGATTCTGTGGCTGCAGCGGGCGGTCGGGGTGAAGGACGACGGCGTCATCGGCCCGCAGACGCTCGCCGCTGTTCGCGCGGCGGATCCTGAGCGCCTGCTGCGTCAGATGCTGGCACAGCGCCTGCGCTTTATGACGAACCTGCCCAACTGGGGCAGCTTCTCCCGCGGCTGGGCGCGGCGCATTGCCGATCTGATGGAGATGTGACTATGTGGCAGTTGGTCATCCCAGCGATAACGCAGGTGCTGGACAAGATCATCCCCGATCCCCAAGCGGCGGCGGACGCCAAGCTCAGGGCGCTGGAGCTCGCGCAGAAGGGCGACCTGGCAGCGCTCGATGCCGAGCTGCGCCTGGCGCTTGGACAGCTCGAGGTCAACAGAGCCGAAGCCACCACGGACATGTTCCGCGGTGGCTGGCGCCCGGCAGTGGGGTGGGTCTGCGTTGTCGGGCTGGCCTACCAATTTATCCTCCAACCGCTGTTGCCCTGGGTGGTGGCGCTGTTCGGCGCCCAGGTGCCGCCGTTGCCAGCGATCGATAATGAGACCCTAATGGTCTTGCTCACAGGCATGCTCGGCCTGGGCGGGCTGCGGACCATCGAGCGCGTGAAGGGCAAGGCATAGACGCCATGCCACGCCCTTCAGGCGTGGGGGGATGTCCAAAAAGCCGGGGCGGGTGGATTACGCCGGCTCCACAACTTGGTGGAGCAGGCTGCCCCAAAGCTCCGTGCTCCCGCACGGAGTCGGACGTGTGGCCTCGGCCTGTTCGGCGAGGCCCTCGATCCTGTCCTCCAGCCCCTCGAAGGGCTGGTAGTCGAGCCTCGCCAACTCGGCCGCTGCCGCGGCCACGAACTCCGCGCGTTTGATCGGTGAAAGGACGGTCTGGCTGACCGCCTCGGCCAGCTGGACGGCGGCGGCAAAGCCGCCGAAAGTAAGCCGGGGGCCGAAGCCCTCGGCTTCCAACAGTTGTTGAACGGTCATGTCTGCTCTCCTGTTGCGTTGCAGATGACGTAGTATAGGACGAACAGTTCAGAACTGTGCAAGCACTTCGCAAAATTATTTTTTATCGACTGGAGCGACCGCATACCCAATGTCGTACAACATCCGCTCCGCCTCGCGCTCATACCATTCATAATCAACGTCTTGCGGGAACACAGCGGGCAAGTCCATCAAGGGCTTGGCACCCTCCGAGCGCGGCACCTTGTTGCCACTGTCTGCATACACAATCTCACCCTGCTCGCCTGCCGCATAGTACCAGCGGATAGACTGGCCTAGGAACTCCCCGTCCTTGACCGCGCCACCCTTGACAGTACGCACAGTCACGAACTTCCGGATGTCGGTGCAGTTGCGCACCGTGGCCGTAATGGGCGTGCCCTTGGTAAGCAGCGCCAGCACAGCTTCGACACAGATTGCATTCGTTGGGTTCTTGTGCAGTTGGTCGGAGGGCTTCTCCGGCAATGCGTAGGCACCTTTCGTCTTGCACCCGTCGGGCTGGTAGAGCCACTGCTTTGTCGCTTTGTCAAACTTCTTCTTGACCGCAATGTAATTATTCACGTCACGACTGAAAAGTGCGAGGTATTGCGTGTCTTCGGTCTCGAACCCTGTCTCATGCTCCCATTGCTTCACAATAGCGTCGCACTCCGCTTGACGTGCTGTGGGGCACTTGATCACGATGCCGTCCGTGTTGGCGCTGACCACATGGATTCCAGCAAGCTCCAGGCGCTCTATCAGCATCAGCAGCGCCAGCTGACCCGTCACCGTCACCTGGATCAGAAGGTCAGGAGCGTAGAGAACGGAATACCGGTTGCCCAGCTTACCGAAGGATCCGTTGATCGTAATCTTGAGCGAGTCAGCGACAACCTTGTCGCCGCGACGCTTTGCAGCAATACGACGCTCAACCAGCGAGCGATACACCCGCAAGAAGTTGGGCCCCAAGTGTTGCGGGTACAACCCCTGATTCAGAATGATGTACGGGTAATAGGACGTCACGTCACGGTCGATGAGCAGCGTGTGGGCGTCAGCGTAGTGGGCCACGCACTGCTCGGAGCTATGCAGGCCGCCAATGCCCATGCGGTACGTTGCACCAGCGATCTGCAACTTGAGCTCCTTGAGCTCTGCAGGCATACCGACATTCCCGTCCTCGCTCACAATGAAGTCGGCATTCCTGACCACATTCAGCGCCCAGTTCAACAACGGTGTCTGGTAGCGAATAAAGTGTGGGATCTTGTATTTATATCGGGTTCCGGGTTCAATTACCGGACGCTGGGCGCGTGCTCCGTTCAACCGCTCAATCTCTTCCGCAATCACAGCCTCAGCGATCTGTGCGTCGGACTTGCTGCGGAGGTCCATATTGTATTCGCGGCTCATGGACTCGCGGAGGTCTAGTTGCTCCTTCAGCGACTCATGCAGAAGGGCGGTGTTCGTCAAGTCATTCACGCAGTACCAGCGAACAATCGCCATCTGCTCGGGTGACAGTATGGTCTCGGGATGGAACGGCAAGTCCTGCATTCGCGGGGCGTGCAACCTGCCCCCGTAGATCTTCAAGCTGGCGCGAAGCGGTGCAACCTCGATCAAGTCAATATGATTAGGCTTGATCCCTTTGACCTTGTACGTTCGCAACACGTCGGACGGGCGCGTACCATTGACAATGATCTCGTTCGCCGCTGCTTTGAGCTGTGCGTTCGTCTTACCCGCCAGCGCCATAGACAGGATCGGAATGTCGAAGTTCCAACCGTTGAAGCTCACAAGGCAGAAGGTATTCACAATCCATTGCAGCTTGTCGCGGTTGAAGTCGTGGTTCGTTGTACGTTCGAAATAGATTACCTTGCCGGACGCAAGCGAAGTGAAGGCAATCAGGAAATAATTGCAATAAACTTCGATGTCGAACACCATGCGCTCACCCTTGGCGGCGGCAATGGCGAGCTCCCAGTCCTCAAACTGCGGAACGCGGAACGCGAGTGCATCTTGTAAGCCGGGCAGGTAGTCTGGGCGCTCCCAAGTGCGCTCCGGAGGCGTGCGCTTGGGCTTTTCTTGCTTCGGGGGCTTGGGCGGAGGAGTATCGTCCCAAAAGAGCCCCGCCATGTCTGCTCGGGCCATTACCGGCGCATCCCAATAACTGTCTCT